CCTCCGCCGCCGCCTTCTCCTTTTCCGCCCAGGCCCATCAGTGTCTTTGCGCCGTCCACGAACTTCCACACGTTCAGCGCGATCTCGCCTAACTTTAAGCCTGCGAACGCGATCCCGATCCCTTCAATCGCCCCGATGATCGTGCCGCTGTTTTCCTTGATCCAGTCCAGTGCGCTGTTGATTGAATCAAAGGCGCCTTTTATTATTTCAATCGCGCTGTCAGTATCAATGTTTTGAATGTCCTCAAACAGGCTGGCGATTGTATTGCCCAGCGAATCCATCATTTCCTTGCCTTCCGGAGTGTTCAGATAATCCAGGATGGATCCAAGCACCGTATCAAGGGATGTCGCAAGTTTCGTAAGCTCCGGCGCCAGACCGGACAGCACTTCAATTTTCAGCTTATCAAATGAATTCTGCAGTTTAATCACCGCGTCGTTCAGATCCGCGTTCTTTTGCAGTGCTTCATCGGATGCTGTGTTCTGATTTTCCAGCGCTTCGTTGAAGGTTTCCCGCCCCATATCGATCAGGGTTTTGAGCGATGAAAACTTCTTTCCGAAAATAGCTTCTCCGTATGTATCCGCAAGATCCTGGGAGATCTCACCGGCTTCCACCTTTGTTTTCAGCGCGTTCGCCGCCTCCCAGAAAACCGTCTCCCAGTCCTTTACAACGTCATCAACAGCTCCGTATTTTCCTGCTTTTTCGGTCTTTGTGGTTAACCCAAGCGCTTCCAGAACCTCCACCTGGTCCTTGCTTGGATCGTTGATTGCCTTTTGTACCTTTCGCTTCGCCGCCGCCCATTCAGCGATCGTGATCTCTCCGATCGTGTCAAAGACGCCTTTATACTGCTGATACTGTTCCGGCGTCATGTCCAGCATGTTCGCCTGTGTCAGGATATCATCGGACATCCTGGCCGCGTCCATCGCAGCGTTCCATATCTCTTTTCCAAGATCAACGGCTTTTCTTGCGGCAGTTTCCAGCCCCTTTGTGATCGAGCTGATGCCGGAAATTACCTGATCCAGACTGATCTTCTTTCCGATCCCGTTCAGGCTGTCTTTCAGGTCCTCCGCGCTTTGCTTCGTTTTCTGCTGCTGCCCGTCCAGGTTGTTCAGTCCTTCCTGGGCGGTGTTCATGCCGGCGCGGGCGTTCATCATCGTCACATACATTTTCTGGTATGCGGCGTCCGTCGGCTTCACGCCGTGCTCTTCCATTTTTTTCAGCGCGGCAGCTGCCTGATCGGCGATGGCTTTCTGCACGTTAAGCTGTGATGTGAGCGTTTTGGTTTTCTGCTCCAGGGCTTTTTCCGCGTTGCCGGTCGCCTTAAATTCGGCTTCTGTGGCTTTCATTTCCGCGTTCAAGCCTTTTAAAATATTCTGTCCTTCTTTGATCCCGCTGTTAAAACCGCTCAGATCAACGTCCATTTTTACGCTTACGGCCATATCCTCACATCCTTACACCTGTCATTTGATCGTAGTCCCGCCTGAACATATACAGCGTGATGATCTCGCCCGGCCTCATCCGGTTGATTTCCTCACGCCTTAATCCTGCTATCAGACCATAGGAAACCACCCGCAGGTATGTCAGTTCCCTTGCGGTTTTTTTGCGTTTTCTTCCTCCAGGCCCTCATCCACCGGTCCTGTTTTTTCGTTCGGCTGCGTGTTTTCGATCCTGTTCCCTTCAGTAATTACCGCGATCACCGCGATCACATAGACCATAATCATACCGGGCCGCATGTTCCTCAGCACCCATTTGTCCGTCAGGTCCGGCTCCAGTCCTTCCTCTTCCAGCCCAGCGTTCCCTATGATCCTGAGCAATACCCCGAACTTCCGCGTTTTTTCCGGATCTGTCAGCACGTCAAACCGGACCGCGCTGTCCATGTCGTCCGGATCCTCCTGGTGTATGCCGAACACGTCTTCATTCAGCTGGAAAGCGGTGCATCCGATATCCTTCTGGATGCTGATCATTTCAAACGTGGAATAATAAAGCGGGATCTCCCGCCCGCCGATCTTGATCGTCGGCAGCTTCCTCTTTTCCATTTTCGATGCTTCCTTTCTACACAAAAACCGGGAACCGGATTTCTCCGGTTCCCTCGTTGTTCTGTTTGTTCCGTCAGGTTGTCACAGCCGATACGTTCAGCACCGTGTTCAGCCAGCTTTTCGCGGCTGACATGCTGCTGAAAGATTCATGCAGACGGAATTTTGCATAATCTCCGCTGTCGATATAAACCGACGCGGCCCGTCCGTTCAGTGTCGGCGTTCCCCAGCTGATGGATCCTTCTTGTGTTGCGTGGGTTTGGCTTTCTTCCTGGAATTTCACTTTCAGGATAATCCAGACATCAAATTTTCTTACGCCGTCATCGCGGACCCTTGTGATGTAGCCGAAACCGCCGTAAACGGTTTCCCTGTCGGTTTCCGCCTGGCATGTTATCCCGCCCACGCTGACCTCTTCCTCCGCGAAAAGCAGTTTCCGGTCGCTGTCGCTCAGGCCCGTCGGTTCAAAAGTCAGCGTCAGCTCCTGCAGGCCGTTGTCGTCGTCCACGATATGATCGTCTCCGTACAGCGGATTGTTATTGTATACCTTGTTGATTGTCGCGTTCCGCGCTTCCTGGATCACGACGCCGCTGCCGTAGGTCGGCAGCGATCCGTCTGTGTGCGACTCAATCGGCGCGAAAACGGGATACATCATCCCTACGTTTGGTCTTGCCATGTCTTTCTGTCCTCCGTTTCATTTGTTTTTTCAGTTTTACAGATCCAGCTCATCCAGCCGCGACTCAATGCCCTGCTCGATCACCTCGCCCGCTGTTCTTTGGCTCGTTTCCACCGCTTTCCGGAAAAACGGTTGTGGTTTCATAAACGATGTTCCGCTGTTGATCGCATTTGCAATCACCGGCACCGGCTTTGTCTTCCCCTCCAGGTTTCCGTATCCGGAGTTTTGCATTCCGACGCTGGTATTGATGCTGTTTCCTTTTTTGCGGAATTTAGCCACGCCTTTACGCGCGCTGCTTAATATTGCTTTTTCTTCAGGTGATGGAAGCCGTGTACCGAATTTTGTATAACGGAATTCTTCCGTCTGGATGCCTTGCACCGCTTTGCTGACCGAGTCAGCAACCACTGCAGCCCCTTCATAAAGAGCCTGCGCGGCAATTCCTTTCCCTTTGTCTGGAAGGTTGCCCATCTTTGCTATCAGTTCTTCCATCCCTGATATCTTCATCGTGAAACCCATCCGTCACTCCTCCAGCTGGAACGTCCATTCCCAGTGAAACAGATTCGTGTCGCGTTCGTATGTATGCAGGTTTAGTGTCCAGCATCCGCCGCAGTGATCTGTCAGCGCCTGTTTGATCAGCGGCACCCATCCGGCACCGCTTCGCGCCAGGCTGAACAGATGAACGCTTCCGCTGTACGCGGTCGATACCTTGCTGTCATCTCCCCGCAATGCGTCGGCCTCATATTGCAGCAGTACGATCCCATAGCTCACCGTGTCCGGGCGTACATACCACTCATCTTCCGCCATCGGCAGCACAACCTCCACAGGTTCCTCCGCCTCCGGATCCTCCACCTGCGTCAGGCTTTTCAGAGTATTCACCAGGCTTGTGTATTCGTCAGGCATAACGGTTCACCACGCTTCCGCCGCTGTTTCCTTTTTTGCGTCTGATCAGCAAAATCGTCCCGTTCCATTCCTTGTATGGATCTGTCGCCGTCACCTGCCACCGCTCGCCCAGGTATTCCAGTTCTCTTTCTCCCTTGTACGTTTTGTCGTATGGGATCAGCAGTTTCGCCTCCGGGCTGAGTCCGTCGCCTCCTGCCTGGTACATTTCCGTCTGCGTCAGCCCCAGTTCCTGGCATTTCACCTCTCTCCGGATTTCCTGCGGTTCTCCGCCCACCTCATGGGCGTCAGGATTAAATTTGATCAGAACGCAGCTGGTCAGTTTCCTCATCCTGTCGTCACCGCCTCCCGGAAATGCGTGTAACTGTTACTGATCCGCATCTGGCCTTTCAGGCTTTCATATGCCTGTTTCAGCTGTTCATAGTTCGGGGGATTGCCGATCCGCATATCGCACCAGATCGCGATCGCCGTGATGATCAGGTCGTCCGTTACGGTGCTGTTGTCCGTAATCGTCCACTCCTTTGTTATCACGCTGTATGTTCGTGTTATGCTGATCACTCCCGGCATGACGATCTCCGCGCTCGTTGTCAGGTCCAGCGCGCATGTCTTGATCTGCGCGATGATCTGCGCGTCGTACTCGTCTCCCTCGATGAATGTCAGTCTTTCTTTTACCTCCGCGAACATTTCAGAACCTCCCCGCCATGTAATCCTCATATAATTCCCGCGTGTACAGGTGCTTTGCCGGGCAGTGCGTGTCAATCCACAGCTCAAACCCCGCGCAGGCTGCCCTCACGCAGAAATGCCTGTCCTCGCCCTTCAGCGCTGTTTTGATGTTCGGTATCGGTTCATAACTTACTCCAGCCTCAAACACCCTGCGCTTTATCAGCGTCAGCGCCCCGGTCATCCCGCACCGGTACAATCCGGGCCTCCGCCATTCTTCTTCCGGCCTGCTGTATTGGTCGTTCATCCAGGCGTTGCACCAGTATTGTCCGTTAGGCGCCTGTGTCCAGAAAATCTCGCTCACGATATCCTTGTCCGCCTCGATCAGCATTCGGAGCGTCTTTGGATCCACCACGATGTCCGTGTCTATGCTCAGCCAGTAATCGTATCCTCCCAGCAGCATTTCCGTGATCGTTCTGTTCCTCAGTTCGCTCATCTTCCGCATCAGGTCCAGCGTCCAGATGTGATCATTCGCTGTTTTCTGGTATGTGTCTCCCGTCTCCGTCACGATATACTCCGCGTTCCGGATATACGGGATTACCTCTTTGCAGTCGTTCACCACGAAATAACGGCACACCTCATACCCGTCCGGAATCTCCAGGCGGTCCAGTCCGTCCTGGTATGCCATGAATATGTCGGTGTCCTGCCGCAACGGCGCAGTGATCAGGATTTTTTTCATGTTGCCGGTTCCTCCCCCGGCCAGATCGATATATGCGCGATGTGGCCCAGCCTCGCCGTCGGTTCGCACCACATTTCCGCGCCGATCGATTTCGCCCTCACGCAGAAAGCCAGATCTTCTCCGAATGCCGTTCCGTTGATCCGTTCCGGATCGAAACAGTTCCCGTATTTCGTCATAACTTCCCGCAGGATTTCCGTGCTGATCATCGTGCAGGCCATCCCGCACCCGTCAATCCGAAACGGTTCAGCCCCGTAGTTTTCCACCTTTGTCAGCGGCTGCAGTTTTGTATAAACACAGCTGCCATACGGTTTATGCCTGCTCTGGAACGCTCCGCACACAAAATCCTTACCGCTCCACATCAGCGTTTCCACGATGCTTTCGTCGAATTCCATATCGCTGTCCAGAAAAAGGATGTGCGTATAGTTTTCGTTGATCGCCTGGCAAGCCAGTTTGTTCCGTGCGAAGTACACCAGCGTTCCGGAGATAATCTCGATATGATGGTTTATCCCTTCCCGCGTCAGGTGTTCGTCCAGCTTTAAAAGGCTTTTCACGAAATTACAGGCCATCATTTCCAATGACGGCACAGCAATCAGCAGTCTGAATGGCTTCCTCATCATTCAGGCTCTCCTCTCATTTTTTTCTTCCGCGTATCACTTTCGGCTCCGTTTTTTCTTCCGGCGTTTCCCGCTTCATCGGAGGCTCATAAACCTCCGCCGCGCTCCCCGTCGAAATCAGAAAGCCGGCCTCCGCCGGGGAGACCTCAACGATCTCCCCGGCTTCGTGCCGGATCCGGGCCGATCTCAGAAGTTTCAGCTTCATCCTTCAGCCCTCCGCGATCAGGTCGTTACAGCCGCGGCCTTCTTTACGTTCACAAAGCGGCCTGGGCCGGTGACGCCGTGGCCTGCGTACTGCCTGCCATGAACTTTCACCAGGTCCGCTTCCGCTTCGCTCAGGTCGTCCCACTTTGTGACGATTCCTTCGCCTTCCGGATAGTTCACCTGGGCGCCGTTCAGGTCGCCGACGATCATCCAGACCGCGTCATCGCTGGCGGACGAATATGCCGGCAGCGCGCTGGAATACAGCACAGGAAGGCCGTCGTACGGATCCACCGCGAAATTGCCGGCCACGCGTGCAGCGTTGAAAGCCGCTGAAGTCAGCCGGTTGATGATAACCACGACGTTCGTGGCTTCGTCGGTCAGATTCGCTTCCGCTTCCGGCACGATGGTCAGGCTCGGAGTCCCCGCGATCTTCGGGATGCCGATGGCGCTGGAGCTGTGGCTGGTGCCTGCGCCCTTGATGTCGCCGATCACTTTGCTGCTCAGCAGCTTGATGATCTGATAGGCCAGCTCGTTGTACACATAATTCACCAGCGGTTCTCCGCCGATGGCCACGATTTCGTCGCTCAGCCGCACGAACTTCTTGATCATGACAGGCTTCAGCTCCACGACGCCCAGCGTCAGGTCTTCCTCTGTGATGGCTGTGGTTCCTTCACTGTGTTCATATGCCGGATCAGCCGCGCGCTCAAACGGCACTTTCAGGTTGCCTTTGAAAGCGGTTTTCCTCACGCGGCTCAGGATCTGGTCATTTTCCCAGGCGGTCCGGATGATGGTGTCCACCAGTGTCGGCACCGGCAGCTGTCCGCCGCTGCTCGCGTTTTCAGTCAGCAGCGCGCGGCACTCCCGCGGATCTTCGCTGATGATATAGCGGGCATATGCTTCCATGTACTCCTGGCTGTTGCGGATCTCGTCCACTGTTTTTTTGGTTTCCTCGCCCTTGACGGTTTCACCGATCACGATGCCGGCCGCACCGCTGGCGATGGCCTTGCGGGTTTCCTCCGCCTTCGCGGCGGCTTCGCGGATCTGCTGGGCGTTTTCGCGCAGCTCGTCCATTTCCTTCTTCAGCGCTTCCAGGTCCGCGCCGTCCTGCTCCATTTCCTGCAGGATCTGGGCCTTACGCTCTTCGATCTCTTTCATGGTCTTGTACTTCATGGTTTTTTCCTCCTCAAATCATTTCCGCCATAATGGCAATCTGGTTTCTTTTCCGCTTCCGTGCCTCAATGGCAAGGCGCTCCTCCTTAACCTCCGCGATCAATCCGTCGCAAAGGTTCCGTGCGGATATTTCAGTCGCATCGTTCGCCGGGAGCGATACGGCAGAAACGTCATACAGTTTTTCTATTTCGGTGATTTTCCTGTGTACAGTGATGCTGCCCAGCTCTTCGTCTTCCTCGACAGTCCTTTCCGATTTCCTCACCTTGAACCCGAAGGACATTTTCGTCGTGTATCCGCCCTTGATCTCCTCATACAGCTGGCGCCCGATCTCCGTGCCGCCCAGGTCTGCGACCATTTTCAGCCCGTGGTCGTCCGTTTTCAGTTCCAGCGTTCCGTTGCTGATCCTGGCGAACACCCGGCCCTCATGGTCGTACTGCATGATGACGTCGCTCATGTCCGCCTTGTCGAACGCGTGGCGGTCTACGCTTTCCATCACCTGGTAGCTGGCGTCTCCCCAAAGTTTGTATTCCTGATCGAAGGTTGTGGCGTATCCCTCCACGGTCTTCTTCCCGTCCTGGGCCTCCCGGACTTCAAGCGCCTCCACCTTGATCATCCGATATTCTCTTTCCTTCACGTTAACCGGCATCTTTAACCCTCCATTCTGCGTTTTCGTATTCCCGGAACACTCTTTCACCCCGCGGTTTCAGACATCCGGCATAATGCCGGATATATGGATCGTTATGATGTTCCGTTATGTGTTCAGCCATGTTCCATTCCGGCCCGATCTTTTTAATTTGACCCTGACAGAACACGTTAAACGCGTCCTGATCCATCGCAGTACACAGCTGTGTGTTGACCATCCGGATCATTTTTTTGTGGATTTCTGTCCGCCTGAACTTCTCCAGATCCATCAGCGTCACGCCTGCGTTAAAATACCGGAACGGAAATTTCCCCCGCACCGGTTCCTCCACCATTACCGTATAATTATCTTCCATGTCCATGTCGAACAGTGTCCCGATATCCTTCTCGATGATGGTGTCATCGTCCAGCCGCAGCACCCGTTTCTCTTCCGGAAATATCTCCGGATACGCCACCGGAAGCAGGCACATGTATGTCCAGTGCGCTCCGTAGTTCGGTCCGTCCGGTGAAAACCAGGTCTGTCCGCTCATGTTTTTGCATTTGATTACATCCGGCAGCGGTTCGGGAAATTCGTCGTCCTCGATCAGAAACCAAACCCTGTCCACCCGTGTATGGCGCAACAGGCTTTTCGCCGCGATCACCATGTTCCGGTAATAGTTCCTCGTTCCCATGTAAACAGCGACCCGCCTCATTCCGCGCCTCCTCCCGCCTTGCTTTCCGGCGGATTTGTGACATCGTAATATTCACCCCGCGCCGGGATCTGGCTCCCGAACGGCTCCGGCAACGGCGGCAGGTTCAGGACCTCCCGCAGCTCGTTCCTTGTGGCCAGTCCCCTGTCTCCCAGCTGCGTCACCGCGTTCAGTTTGTCGCTGTTGCTCATGTACTGCAGCCGGTTCGAGGAGAAGAACACCTGATTTCCGTACGCGGATCTCTCCCGGTCCGTGAACAGCATCCCGCTGATTACCTCGCCCAGCTGGATCGCGAACCACTCCACAAAACCCTCATAAAACGCCAGCCAGGCGTCGCCGAAAGCCTTGTTCTGCAGGATCTCCTCGTTCACGCCGAAATAATTGAACACGTTATTTTTAATGTGTTCCTGCTGCTCTTTGTCGATCGTGTACCCGCTGGTCTTCATCTCGTTGATGTTTGTATACGTGTTCGGGAAAATCAGCACGCCGCCGGCGGCCTTTTTGTTTCCGAACGTGAATTTATTAAAGCGCTCAGCCTCCGCCGCCAGGTCCTCGTCGCTCGCCCAGTTGTCGCTCTGCGCCCAGAACCGGTAACTGTTGCCGTTTTTGATTCCCTCTTTTATCCCCTGCCGCTGCATTGAAATCAGATCCAGCACCGGATCCATTGCCTCGTTGCTCTCTCCGAATAGCTCGTTTTTATACTGCATTCTCGTCATGATCCCGGTCTCCGCCAGCCGCTCCGCCCGGCGCTTGTTGTTCGGCAGGAAGAACCGGATCCACGGATCGCCCTGGTATTCCACCAGCTCCCAGCTGTCCGGCACGATGGAGATGATTCCCGTCGGCGTACCGTCCTCCGCCCGCGTTTTCACGATGAACTCGTTATTCCTCACGCCCAGGATCGTCGCCGCCTGATACAGAAACTGGCTCCACTCCAGGAACGCGTTCGGCCTTACATTCAGCCGGTTCCCCAGCTCCTTGATCGCGCTGCCTTTGATGTTCGGTTTCAGTTTCCCCGCGTGGCGTCCCCACGCGTCCAGCGCTCCACGGATCAGCTCGCTCTCATAAACGGATCCCTGCCAGGTCGTCCAGGCCGGCGTATATCCTTCCAGCATTCGGAATATCTGCGCATTTTTGAGTCCCGCCGGCTGTTCCCTCCTGCCGAATATTTTTTCCAACATTCCCATTTCAATCACCTCGTCCGTCGTCCTGAGCTGTCCTCGTCCGGCCTGCCTGCCGTTTCCCTTCGTTCGTCAGCCGCTTTCCCAGCTGTTCCCATTTGAACTGCCTCATCGCCATCGCGTCCAGTATCGCCGCCACGCCGTCCACATGTGCGTTTTTCGATATCTTAACCAGTTTTTTCCGCGGATGCGCCTGTTCCGTGTTGCTCTCCATCTGCTGCGCCGCGTCCGCCATATGGATTTTGAGCAGATCGTTGTCGTCCATGTCGCGGATCCGCCCCTCCCGCAGCATCCCTTCAAAAAGATCCGATACCCCGCTCAGGTTGAAACCCTGCGTCACGCTGTCCATGTGAAAAGATTTTTGCGTCAGCTTCTGCACGATGTCCTGGGCGCTCCATCGGTCATATCCGATCATCAGCGGATAAATCCTGTATTTTTTCACCAGGTCCATGAACCACTGTTTCACATCGTCATTGTTTATAAATTCCTCACCGCTCAGCGACAGAAACCCCTTTTTGATATAAATTTCATAGGGAATGTTGTCGCGTTTCGTAGCTTCCTCCAGCCGCTTGTTCGGCAGCCAGAAATGAGAATGCACCCACAGCACTCCGTCGATCTCCGTGATGATGCATGCGCTTGTCAGGTCCACACTCTGCGATAAGTCCATACCCCCGACGCAATAATGCCCGCGGATTTCCTCCAGGCTTTTGTGATGTCCGAAAGCCTTGTTGATATCCTCCGCGCGAAACCAGCAAGTCTGCAGCGCCTGTTTCAAATTGCAGTATTTCGTTTTGAATTCAATTTCTTTTGAAATCGATTCGTGTGCCGTGTCGATTTCCTTCTGGATGAATTCCTCGCTTACGCTGACGCCCAGCCCCGGCAGGCTTTTCCGCAGTTCCGTCAGATCGTCCCATTTTTCAGGATTGTCGATCATATAGATCAGCGGCAGAATATGCTGTTCCCGGCTGTTTCCCATCAGGAACGCCGTGGAACGTTTCATCAGTTCGTCATACAGTCCATCGTTTTCATATCCTCCGGAGGATATCGCCAGCCCAAGCGGTTCCAACCTTGCGCCGGTACCTGATGCCATGACCTCCCACTGTCTCAGGCCCGCCACACCGGGCCACGCTGCCACCTCATCCGCGCAGTAAAACATTGGATTGTAGCCGTCTGATTTTTTGCTGGTGAACGCCAGTTTCCTGATGATTGTGTTCGTCTCTTTGATCACCAGGCCCCTGTATTTCGTGCTTTGTGTGATCGCATCCAGCTCAGGCTCCGCGTGTACGTTAAACTCCAGTGCGGAATATGCCAGATCGGCCTGTTCCAATTTGGGCGCAAGATAATAAACTTCACTCCCGAATTCTCCGGCCGCGTATCCCATATATGTTCCAATGCCGCCGGCAATCAGCGTTTTACCCTGTTTTCTTCCGACCGGCCAGAACACCTGTGAAAACTGCCGTTTCCCGTCATCGTCAACAATTCCGAATATGCTGCTGATCCCTGCGCGTTCCCACAGATCCAGCCTGATCCTCCGCGGCGCCAGCTGTCCTTTGTAGTGATGACAGAACCGTTCTATGAATCCGATCGCGTTCCATGCGAGTCGTTCGTCATAATACCAGCGTTTTTCACTGGTTCCCTGCATCAGCAGGTCGTACACCATTCGGATCCATTTCCCGACGACCACCCCGCCTGTCTGGATTTCTTTCCAGTAAGCCTCTATCGCGTTCTCTTGCTTTACCCCATTCCGGCCACCTCAATGAAGCCGGAACGCGTCCAGATCCCGCGCCGCTTTTTCCACTCTGGCGCCCCGTTCGCCGATCATGTTCCCGATCGTCGCCAGGCATTTGTTCGCGCTCTCCACATGGCGCGGCAGCTCGCTCAGCAGCGGATGCGCCACATCGACGGATCCTGTTTTGTACGTCTTTTCCACCGTCAGGCCGTCCTCCGCGATCCGGTCGCGCATCTGATCGATCAGACCGGCCTCCTCCGCGTAGATCCTCGCCGCCTCAATGAAATCCTGTTCCTTTTCGACCTGGTAAGCTTTCCCGAAAGCGATCATCTTCCGGTAAAGCGCCGCCGGCGTCAGTTTTTCGCTTCCGCTGCGGGCCTTCGCCCGTGTTTTTGTCTTCTTTTTCGCCGTCTTCGTCTTGACCGCCCTGGCTTCTGCCGGAAGCTGATCCGTAACTTTCACGACGGCGTTCACATCTGCTTCCTTCATCCGTGAATCCTCCGCCCATCTCCGCGGAAACCCCATCAAAAAAAGGCGCTTTTTTTGCACCTTTTCGGCCCTCCGCGGACCGGTTTTTTCATTGTCGCGCGCCCGTGGACGCGCGTCCCGCCCGACTTGGGCGCGCTTTTTTTACC